CTATAGATCCCCCCCACACTGCGCTGTTTGTCAATGGTGTGTCAACTAGTGACGTTACGTAACTATCCTAATTACCTTACGTCACATCTGTAATTACCAGTTGACGGGCGTTTCCCCGCAAGCGGGGTCGGCATTGCATCGCGCAAGCGCGACGAGTACACGGTACTCGGCAAAGCTGCTTCACCTAACGCATTAGCGCATCACGGCATTGAGCCATGATTCGCCAATCAGGGTTCATAGGCCACCCTTGAAACCCGCTAGCCTATCCCAGCGTACCGATAGACATTCAGCCCCTAAGATGTGGGCTGAATAGTCTTTTAGTTGCGACTCAGTTGAGGGGGTCGCTCACACGCTCCCGCAAAGTGTTTCGACTAAACGATCATCGGAATGATGACCGTTTACCCCCCCTGTTTTTCTATGTGGGTTCGACTAATCTAAGGATAGATCAATCTCTGAGCGGGTGTAATTCCCCGCACAGGTGATTGATCATGACGCCTCAAGGCTCTGCACAATGACGCTACGTCAATCAAGTTGACGTTGCATCATTGCTGGCCCAGCGAAGCTGGCCTTCGGGCCTTGACCCGCCACCTAAGATTAGTCGTGACCACAGGCGTTCTTTTGAACAATAACCTACTAACTTATGGAGAAGACGATGACGATGATTCAAGACTCACAAAACGATATGCTAATAGATGACCTCAAGAATATTAGCCAATGGGCCTGCTGTCGTGGACATGCAACGCTAGAACAAGAGTTAGATAAGATAATAACAACATTAGAAGAACTTCGGGCGTCGACTAGCCGTCAAAGTCAAGACTTCCCAGCAGAGCTGGCGCTTCGCGATCTTGACTTGGACAACTAGACGGCGCTTCCGGCTAGTGTCGAAAGACAATAACACAACTTAATGAGAAAGAGAGAACGACATGGATAAGAAACTAGCTAAGATGATTAACTCAGACCTGAAAGCAGCTTACACAGGTGAGGACAACGTAACACTAAGCCAAGCGGTAGCGCGGCTATGTGCAGAGTTCTATGACCCACGCATGGTATTTGATAACGACAAAGGATCGTACACAGAAGAAAACATCCACAAGTGGGAACAGATGTTCTTTTTGCAGAACATTGCAAACCACCTATGGGCTAAGATGTACGATACCCGCATGGATAAGAAGGGCTACGTCAAAGGCGTTGCTATCAAGCTAGATCGTGCGACACAGCACTTGAAGAACGTTATTGCTAAGCACGATGGCACAGAGATTTCCCTCAACGCCATTGACCAAGCCAACAACTGGCAGGATAAGCTACAAGACAAGCTCGCAATATATGATGAGCAATATCATATGTTTGCCGACATGATGGAAGTAGCAACAGGCATGGCGCACAAGCCATACCAACCGTGGACAACGGCGATTGATGAGGCACCAGCCGCATCAAGCGAAAAAGAAGATGCCTTGGCAGCAAAGCTGGCAGAAAAAGGCATCGATCTCAAGCCAACCAGTGTTGCAAACACTGATGGCGTAGAGACACAAGAGGTGGCCTAAGGGAAAGGGGCTTCGGCCCCTTTTTTACTCCGACACCGAAGGGGGAGGCCCTGACCTACAAACCTAGCTGCAATCGCAGCTATCAAACAAACCAAGTGAATAAACAAAACGAAATGGAGAACCAAATGAGACTTAACTACATTGACTATGCAGATCTACCTTTGTCTGTAATGTTTACCAAAGGTGACATCGAAGCGATACATGAGTTTCTCAAAGATAACTCAGGTGCAATTGAAAGCTGCAAGCGACCACATGCAATGACAGGGATTGCAAGTTGCTTCGCAGAAATACATGCAAAACTAGAGGAGGTATAGCATGAAACATTTTACAATGGATGACTTTAACTTTGACGTTGAGTCACAGCCTGTCTTCGATGCTGCTGGCATTGAGATAGCTGGGCATCAGAACATTGTGCGCTTGGATACTGGCGCATCAATGGGCTTACACAAGTCACGCTACAAGATCGTGACGCATGATGACGTTGTTAATTCTGTGCTTGATGGTGTCAAAGCAGCCGATCTTTCCGATGACTACGAGGTAAAGGTTGATGTCTTTGAGAATGGGCGCAAGCTTAGAGGAGAAATACTATTTAATAATCTTACTGTTGAGCCACAGGTTGGTGACTACGTTAAGTATCGTGCCACCTTCTCTAACAGTTACGATGCATCATGGCCGTTTGCTCAAGCAGCTAGTGGCTTGCGTCTCTGGTGCTTAAATGGTTGCACCACAGCAGATGCTATAGCATTCAGTAGATACAAGCACACTGCATCTATCAACGTCGATGGATCAGCAGCTAAGATCATCACTGGTCTTGAGCACTTCAAAGATCAAAAGGATGTGTGGCAATCTTGGATGAAGACCAAGGTTGAGCACAATCAGGTTGAATCATTCCTTAAGAAGACTGTAGCGAAGGCATACACACGCCAGCAAACAGCAAGCAAGACCAATGAAAAGCAGCTAGAAAATCTTCTTGGTATTTGGAGTGATGAACGCAGCAACTTAGGCTCAAACAAGTGGGCCTTGTATAACTGCCTAACACATTGGGCAACACATACTGGCGAGCTTAGATCACCTCACACTGCACGTTACGAGCGTGAGGCTAAGATCGCTAGTGCAATGAAGACTAAGCAATGGGAGGAGATGGCTTAATGACTACACCTAGATTTACACGCCGTGACTTTGAGTTCATAGCAGATGAAGTTGCACCATTACTAGGATGGGCAACAGGTGTGCATGAAATTGCACAGAAACTAAAGCAAACCAATCCAAAGTTTGACTACGATAAGTTTGTTGACCGAGCAACTAAGGCATGGGAGGCTAACTATCTTAATAGACAGGAGGCTATTGATGATGAGATCCCATACTAAAGATATATGTCCTCACTGTAATGGGGAGGGCATCATTACCTTTGAAGTAGCAAGACCTCAAGGCTTTGGTCGTGACATCGGTGTGATAGATGTGATGACCGAGCCATGTTCCAGATGCGATGGTGATGGTGAGGTAGAGATTGACGAGGTAGATTTTTAACTGCATATTCGCAGCATGAAATCATACTTAGAATATCTTAAGCACGAAGCAAAGGCACGAAACGTAAAGCTATTAAAAGCGTTTCGTGTCGCTGAAGTTCCAACATCAACTTACTATCGCACCATAGGAGAAGCAACTGAGCTACGGTTTTCTACCGCAAGCAAGGTGCTTGAGGCTATCCATGAGCAAGAGCGAAGACAAATCGCAGCTGAGAATACCAAACAACTACGAGCAAATGATCCAAATGTTAGTAGCCGCAAGGCACGAGCAGGGTTTAAGTCAAGACAGACTCGCTCATAAGGTAGGCTGCACTGAATCGCTGATCCACAAATGGGAACAGCACAAGAGGGTACCGTCTGGTTTCTTTCTTATGTGCTGGTTGGATGCGTTAGGCTACGACATTGAAGTCAAGAAAAGGTAAGGAATTTATAAACTGTATTGCTTGCGAAACTAAAACTGAATTGTTCGTGGCAATGCTAAAAACAAATGGCAAAGGATCAATGGAAAAACATTGGTTTGTTTGTCTTCATTGCTATGAGGAGGACAAATGGCAAACCATAACAAGAGCAAAGGAACTTACCACGAAAAGTGGTTCGTCACGTGGCTCAACAAAATCAAAGCGCCGCTCGAAGCGAAGAGGGTCCCCCTCTCGGGGAGCTTGGGAGGAGAGTATTCAGGAGACATCCACCTCTACCTCAACGGAAAAAAATTGGTGGGAGAAGTAAAGTACAGAGATAAGTCAGGCTTCCCTAGCCCATTTACAGTATTAGAAGGCAGAGACATTGCCTTTTACAAACGGCGTAGAGGAACGCCGCAAACACTGGTCATTATGACTGGTGAAAACTTTCAACAGCTATTGGAGAACAGCTATGAATCACACGGAGACACAGAATAAAAACATTCAAGCATGGCTTGAGCAAGGCAACAGCATAACAGGTATGACTGCCTTGGAAAAGTTTGGCTGCTGGTCATTGCCTCGTCGCATCTGCGACCTCAAAGAAAAAGGCTTTGCAATTGATAGTCAGTTTATCAAGCTTGAAAATGGCAAGCGCATTAAAGAGTATTGGATGGCTCAATGAAAAAAGATTTAAAATCTATTGGTCGGTATGTAACTGGCGATGTCTGGTCTGCAAGCGTGACTCGCGGATCACACGATGCATACAAAAAAGAATACCAAGCCAACGTTGGTTGGGTTGCTGACTCTCATCGCATTAATGCTGAACGCATTTGCAATGGCGAGCGTGTTGGCGAGTGTTGGCTGCGCGGTAGATTGAAGCAAGAGTTGCTAGACTTTGGTTTGCTAACTCGTTCTGACTTCGACAAGTATGGTGATATTCCCGAAGTCGATCTTCCCGTTGTTACTTACGAAGAAGAATCTTCTTGATCCAACTGCGTATATGCAGTATGTAAGTAGTTATAAACAAAACAATAATGGAGAACACAATGGAACGAAAGGGTTTCATCGGAGGAAGTGACTGCGTAAAAATCATGCAGGGCAATTGGTTAGAGCTGTGGCAAATCAAAACTGGTCGTATTGAATCAGATGATCTGTCTCGCAACATTGCAGTGCAGCTTGGCAGTTGGACTGAAGACTTTAACCTTGAATGGTTCGAGCATGAGCATGATTGTGTGCTGTCTAATCATCAGCATGAATACGAAGATATGATTGGGCCAGTGCCAGCCAAAGGTACGATTGATGCTAAGTGGGCAACGCGTATTGTTGAAGCCAAGCATACTAATCCATACAAGAATATGGATGATGTAATTGAATACTACATGCCACAAATACAAATGTACTGTCATCTAGCTGATGCTGATGGCGCTTACTTCTCAGTTATCTTTGGCAACAGCAGATGGGAATCAGCCTATGTCTCGTACAACAAAAGCTATTTCGATTCTATGTGGACGGTGGTGTCAGACTTCTGGGGTTACGTTGTACGCGATGAAGAGCCGGTTGGTGTGGATACGCCAGCAATCAGCATCGACAAAGTTGAGGTGGACAACATGGTCAAGCGTGACGCCAGCACAGACAACCAATTTATCGACGCATCGATTACCTATATCAACGGATACGAACACAACCGTGTCTTTGAGAACGCCAAGAAAGACCTCAAACAAATGGTCGGTGATAACGAACGAGAAGTTTACTGCGACCACCTCACAATCAAACGAGACAAGCGGGGATCACTCCGCATAACAAGGAGAACCAACTAATGACTAATAACCTCGACGTATGGGACAGGCTGGCCTCTTCAGACCCCAAGTATCTGAAGAAGGTCAGCTTCGGTAGCCGTTCATTCACTGCGATTGACCCGCAGTACCAAGTCAAAAAGATGACAGAAGAGTTTGGTGCAGTAGGCGAAGGCTGGGGATGGCACAACACAACAGAGATTGTACCTGTCAGCAACGGAGACAGCGCTGTGTTAGCGCATGTTACTGTCTGGCATGGCACACCCTCTAATTCATTTGGCCCCTTCACAGGGTGCCGTAAGTTCTTTGATGCAGCTAAGGGTCGTATGGCTGAAGATGCACCGAAGATGGCTATCACTGATGGCCTCACTAAAGCACTGTCACATATCGGATGCGATGCTGATATCTTCTTAGGTAAGATGGATGGCAACAAGTACGATCAAGACAGTGGAAGCAAGAGCAGCAACAGTAGCTGGTAAGCTACACAACAAAAGGAGCCAGAAGCATGGCAGATTATGACCCAACAAATAACGGTGCGGCATTCCCACCATTCGATGACATGAAGATGATCTTACAAGGCAAGATCAATGTCGAAGGACGCGATGGTAAATACTGCGTTGTTCGCCGTGAATCAAAGAACGGCAAAGAGATCATGGAGATTTATGAAAAGGTGGGGGCTATGTTCCCTAATGACAACAGTAAAGAATCAGCACCTAATTACACTGGAACCGTTTACAACACAGCGGATAAACAAATGCCATACACCCAGCCAACATCAGACCGCAGGGTTGCAGCATGGCGGCGCATGAAAGATGGCAAGCCTTACTTGTCCTTTGTAATTAGCGAGCCACAAAAAAGAGATGACCCCTTGCAAGGCGATGACATACCGTTCTAGTATAGGGGTGTTCTCCAAGGGTACACCCTCACACTTACTGCCCTGTCAACTGCCCTGCTTATTTAATTATAGGCAGGGTTTTTTTTGGAGTAACGAATGACTGAATTAGAAAAGATGATGGCCGATGCAAAAGGCTGCAATGAAAGACTAAAAGAAATTAACGGGCTCTCAAGAAGAAAAAAGAAAGAGCCAAAAGAAACTGAACCACATAAAGGTTACGGCGAAGGCTGGCGAAATAAACCGCTAACCGATGATGAACTATCAGACATAAAATATTTTAGAAATCAAGGCTGGTGTGTTACATCTATAGCTATGTTTCTCGGCATCAGTAAAAGCACAGTGGAGAAATACAAATGATTAAAACAACATGGGTCGCAATCATGGTCTTCTCATCGCCATACGAATGCGCTGATCTTATAGAAAAATATCCACACAATTTATACGGGCCAGTGCAATGCGTCATCCAGTATGAAGAGTCAAATGTTGTGCGACCCAAGCGCAAGCCATCACAGGAGGATGAATAATGGAAGTAACGCCAGCGCATAAAGTAGAGCTAGACTTTCTTAAGCGCAGAGTTGATCGCCTGATTGATGAAGAGAATAGGACAGACCCACATCCAAATGTTAAACGAGACCTGTGGGCTGCACGTTCTGAGTTAAACCAGTTTGTAAACAAGCTAAGAGAAATGGGGTATAGCATATGACAGAAGATGAACTGCGCGAAGCAATGATTAAGTCAGCTAAAGAAGGCAAGTCACGCATTCTAAAGCGCGATGGTCAAACCCAATCCTTAAAGCATAACATGGCACCAGATTATAATATGGGTGGCAGAGATAGTAAGCCAGAAACAAAAGAGATTATCAGGCTGGCATTACTAGGTAAAAGTAAGGACGCTATCTGCAAGCGCATGTCATTCTTAGGATACAATAGAAAGAAAACACTTGCTGTACTTCATAGGCATGAAGATAAAATCGTGGGGCCAGCACCTTCAGTGATCGAAAACCGCGAGTTTAAGATTAAAATTAAATGCTGACCCCAGAGTTCTATACCATCAATTCAAAGTGAGGGCCATCAATAAATGGCCTTCTGCCTTCACTTCGTCTTAGATCAATGTAAGCATTCATTGCTTCTTCAGCACTGCCATCCCAATCACCAAGATTATCAATCTGCCAAGCAGCACCCCAACGCACACGGCAGCCAACAAGATCAGCAGCTTCAGCCATAGCGTCAGCCAGATCATCATAAAGATTTAACTCCCAAGATCCACGGCCATTGATGTAAGCCATAAGATCAACGGCCAAACCATCTAAGTGCTTTGACTTCATGGTTTGTGATGCACCCTTAGCAACTAATTCTTTTTGCTGCTCAATTGTGCGAAGCCCTTGAATGACTCCGAAGTCTGTTTTCGTAAGTGTGATTGCGTATTTAACTACAGAAACTAAACGGTCATCGACCCCTTCAAGCCGATCAAGGCTGCGTCTGCTCAGTTTAAACTCACTCATTTCTTTAATCCCTTCATCGTTCTAATTCCAAAGCTAGCTGCAATAGAGGCATACATACCCCACTGCACCCAGAGTGGTGTGGTTTCTAAGTTAGCAAAGCCCTGTGCCATTACGTCTTGCATAGAAGGAATAAAGTTCATGCAAAGAATAGCTACAAAAACTATAGTCCATAGCTCATCCTTCCAAGAATCCTTTGAGGCTTCAATGGCTGACTGCTCCCAATCCATTTCACCAGTAGCTTGCTTGAGTTTGATCTCAGCATTAGCCTTCTGAACAGCAGCCTTACCGTCTAAGTAACTAGTAGCAAGCCCACCAACTGCACCTATAATCTGACCAATCATTTCTCAGACCCAACCCACACTGCGAAAGCACCTGTCAGAGCGCCTGTAACGGTAGCTGTGAGCGCTGTAGCCTGTGTGCTTACCACATCCTGCGGCAAAGACATAAACCATTCTATGACGCGGATATACATGATGGTCATAACCAGCATCATAACTCGTGGCATTATCTTCCAAGCCAATATCTTTTCCATAGCTATAGTCATCTGATACCTTTCAAAAATTCAGTGAAGAAATACAAAACAACAACACCACCAATAGATAGAGAAGCAGCAATGCCCCAAGTAATATATTTAATTGTAGCTGCTATTTGCTTTTGCTTTTGCTCGGCTTCCTTCTTGCGCTGAACACGCATCTTAGCCTCAAAAGCTAAGAAAGAATCCCATGTTCCGGGCTTGCCATACAATCTACAAATAGATTCTAGTTCTTTTCGCTGCTCTTGTATTTGCTGCAAAGCAATGAACTCATCAAAGTCATCGGCAGACTTGCCCAAAACTTTAGAAAACAATCCATCTTTCTTGCGATTGCCACGAGCTTTTAAATCTTCTTCTGCACCAACAAGATTCTTAAGGGGCGAAAGAAAATCACTAACCTCTTTGCCATTAGATACAAACTTCTTAATTGTACTGTAAGCTGCGTTTGCTGCGGCAAGCTCGGCTAACATAACTTATCCCAGCATATTCATTCGCAAAAGCAGCACTATGATAAAGCCAGATGTGCCAATCATAATAGCTTCTAAGCGTTTTACACGGTTAAACAAATCTTTAAATTGAATATCCATTTCGGTTTTAATAGCCACAACTTCCTTCTCCAATCCATCGATGCGCTCATGCGCTGAGTGTACTGTTCTCTTATCCATATTCTTACCTATTACTTAGTGGGCCAAATAACGCTAAAGGGAAATCCAGCTTGACTTGGAATGTCGCGCAGCGCTTGTCGATATGCTGTAACTGTATCAGACATTGTAACATCAGACAAAGCCATCCAGTCAGTCTCTTGCAGCAACCCATCACGCTTTGATCTGACGTTAGCTTCTGCCGTGGCTTGCTCCATATTCTGCACGGTGTGTTCTACTTCCCACTCGCTGCCATATAGAGGCTGGCCTACTTGATCTGTATCGACCTCACCTGTGTCAGGATCTGTACAGTCCTCCTCTGTCTTCATGCGGATGACTTCCCTTGCGGGTGTGCCAGCAACAAGTGTTTGCACTAGCGGATCATAGCTAGGTTTCTCAAGCTCAGTGACCTCATAGACGCCGTAGCGGCGCAGGATCGTGTCTGGGATCTGGCGTGGAAAAGATGTGTTTAGATTATCACGGCGAAATTGCCCAACGCTGTATGGAAATTGGTCGGGCTGACCGTTTGTGATTTTTACGTGCATGGTTTCTCCTTAGAAGTTTGGAAATGGTGCAGTAGGTGGTGTGAAGTTGCTGGTGTATCTGGCTACGCCTTTAGTGATGCGCAGTTCGTCTATATAACCATTTAAAGTAGATGTAGACACAGGACTTCCACCATTCCAATAAGTGCCAACACCAAGCGGCGCAGATGCACCATAATCATTACTGTCAGAATAAGTTGATCCTGATTGAGAACCATTAATAAAAAGCTTTGTTGACGAACCGCTTTTTGACACAACGACATGGTAAAATTGCCCTGTACTCAAAACTGCACTAGTAATTCTACTTGCACTAGCAGTGTAGTATCTTATCGTTCCACCAGATTGTAAGTAAATGTGCGGGTTTGTCGAAGAAGCCGAGGTTAAATTACTGCATATGGTTTGGCTTGAAGAGACGTTGTTCAGATATAAAAAAAACTCAATAGTAAAATCACCTGCCCCATAACCAAAAGTTAAATTTGTTGGGGTTGTTAAGTAATCACCTGTCCCATCAAATTGTATAGATCCGGTGCCAAACTTCTTAATAGCGGTATCAATTTGTGTATTACCGGTAACAGTCATAGATACTGAATTTGAACTACTGTCAGCAATAGTCGTACTGCCATTGGTGCCATCGCCGTGAAGAAGTAAACTTACATTAACAAAATCAGGGTCACGTTCACCAGCCGCACCCATTTGCATTAATCGTGATATGCTCATGACATTGCATCCCCTGCTTGGAAACCCTGATAGGACGTACCGTTATCATCTGTCAGAAACACAAGCACATCTGTCTCACCGCTAGCCGGTGCATCTGGGGCTGTGCCGCTAGGCCACTCTACTGATGATGGGTAGGTCAACGTAACTGTGGCGCTTGGAGTAACCGCCAAAGCAAAGCCAGCCGCCGTGCCAGATGCTGGTGGATTAGCAAATGCAAACGTGGTGTTGGCTGATGGGGTGTAGTTGAAGTAGGTGCCGCTCGAAAGATCCAGTGTGGGGCCAGAGTTTAAGAAGGCCGCAGTGGGCGGCGTGAAGTTTGAAGTGTAACGGGCTACGCCGTTGGTAATTCTAAACTCGTCAATGTATCCCTTAAATGCGTTGTCTGCACTATTTGAAGACACTCCCCCAATGTACGCTGTATTTGACGCAATACTGCCAGAAAAGCTTTGACTGCCTTGTAATACACCATCGAGGAAAAAGCTGACACTTGACCCCGACCTAACAACGGCAATGTGATACCATTGTCCAGTAGAGCTTGTGTTAGTTGGAGTAATAAGGTTATCTCCAACACGGCATTGGAATTTATCTGCTGTATTTTCTGGGTCATAACTAACAACTATTCGGCCTGATGGACTTGTCTCCCATTTCGGAGCCATAAAGATTGGAAATCTTTTGGTTTGAGGGTCAGGATAAACAAACGCCTCTGCAGTAAAGTCACCGCTAAGTGCGGGTGATGTATATCTTAATTCATCCCCCGTGCCATCAAAATATCCGCTTGCAGTACCAAACTTCTTTTGCGCTGTAGATAACTGAGCATTACCAATAACCGTAATACTGGTTCCATTACTTGAACTATCGGTAAACGTAGTGCTGCCGTTACTGCCATCCATATGAAGCAACAA